TCTGCCATAATTTTCTCTAATGCTTTTTCTATAGGCATGCCTGTTTCTTTTGATAGTTTTTGTGCTGCTTTCATTTTAGAATCTAAGTTAACGTTGCTAATATCTAATACAGTTTCTCCGTTAGCATAGCCTAATCTTGCTATACCACCCTCAGCTTTTGTATTTCTTTCCATATATTCTTTGTAAGCATTCTCGTAAGCTCTTTCCTGTTCTCTTTGTAAGTTGCCTGTTCTAGGTATATTATCTATGTCAACACTTTTAAGAAATTCAGTTTGTTTTTGAGTAGCATATTTTTCAGCTTCTCTAATTTTATCTAAACCTCCATCAGCATAACCTAATCTTGCTATACCACCCTCAGCCATTGCTGAACTTGTTGGTACTAAGAATGGATACTTAGATTTTAAACCACTAATGTCTCCTGCTGCATAGGCATCTTGAACTTCTTTTCTAATTTGTTGTACATCGATACCTGTTTGATCTGATATTCTACCTGCTAAAGAATCAATATCTTCTTCCTCTTCTCCTCCAGCTGCAAGTCCACCTAACACAGAAGCTCCTGTTATTCCTAAAGCTGCTTTACCTGGACCTGTTCCTAAAAATTGTGCAAATTTACTTGGGCCTAATCCTGAAAAACCTTCACTAGATACCAGTGTTTTTAGTGGGTTAAAACTTCCTTTACCAAAAAAACTTGCTCCTGGTATTTTACCAAGACTAAAACCTTTTCCACCAAAAGCTGCTCCTCCACCTAAACCATAAATAGCTGCCCCTGCTAACGCAGCTTTTCCTATTGGACTCTTAACAACTTTCTTAACTGCTTTAGTTGCTTTCTTAAAAAGTTTCTTAACAAAGAATGATGGTATGCCTGTTTCGTTTACAGCCTTACCTGCACCGCCTAATGATTTTAATAACGCAGCTTCATCATCATTAATGTATGCTAATGACTCGCCAGGAAGTGCCATTCTTTCTGCATCTTTTACAGAAACATCACCTCCATCAGCTAATCTAAATCTTTCTGGTAAACTAAATCTTTGTGTAAATTTTGCTATATCACTTTGTTCCGCTTCTATATCTGAAGGTAATTTTGGAACTAGTGGCATCATAGGCATTACAGGTTGTGCTATTTGTGTATCGCTGTCTCCTTCAGGTGTAACTGTTGGAGTACGTCCTCCTGTTAAAGCAACCTCATCTACAAGGTTAGTAACTTTAGGTTGTGTATTTCTACTAATAAAATTCGAAATATCCATGGCGCTTCTAACTCTTCCATATCCAGGAATAGTAAATCTTGCGATAGTATCTAGGCCACTTGTAACTATATCTCGAACGGGTGTTTTCTGAGGAGGCTGACCGACAGTAACTGCATCTGGTGCGTTATCTCCTCCACTAAAACTATCTACTTGATCTTGAGATGCTGACGCTTGACTCATAGTACCTGGGTCATCAGTTCCATATTCAACAAAACTTGGAATACCCATAGGTGTCATAATACCAGATCCACCGGCTTGTTTTAACATATTAGCTTCTTTTGGGTTTATGTAAGCAAGAAACTCTCCTTCTGGTGCCATCATTTTGGCATCATCTAAGGATACTCCACCTTCTGCTAATAATTGTCGTGCTATTTGTGATCTAGTTATTGCCATTTTTCCACACTACTTGGTTTTAGGGAACAAATCAAGCGAAGGCATGATTACCTTGACATCTCTTCTGATGTCAGATTCTGGTACACCCTTAGCTTTCCATTCCTCATCTGTATTGTATTTCTCACCTGTTTTCAAGTTCGATATTGTTGTTATAACCTTTTCTGGCTTTATTACTTGCATTACGTTGTTACCTCTCTTGGCTGTATTTCTAATATTGAAGCTACGACGTGCAGCTCATTCGCGTCAGAAGCTTGAACTTTTAGTATCTCACTTTCTTCTAAAACAAGAGGTTGAGTTAATAACTCTGTTGTTGCATTCGAAGCTATAGCTTTAGTCTTAAATAAACTAAATATAGCACTAGATGAGTTAACCAATGTAACTGTTATGTTAGCTCCTGATCCTGCATCTTCAGATACTAAAATAGATTTTACCACGGCTGTCTTTGCTGTAGGCACCGTGTACAACGTTGTAAGATCCGTTGTTGTTAAGTCTGCTTTTGCGTTTATAAAACTATTAGCCATTAATTTAAAAAGAAGTTAAATGCTTCTACTTCGTCCTTTAAGTCTTGTTGATACGTTGTATTTAATTTCTGTATTACAGCGTCAAGGTCTCGTACCTGTGCATCTGCTACGTTCTGTTGATACTCTTTACTAGGTCTTGTTAATATTTGTGCTATCTTTGCCATTATCTTCTACCATCCGATTGTACATCTAATCTAAACGTTCCAAGTTTCCAATCTTGACTTGTGCTAGTGTTTTCTACTTTAAGTGCGATTGCTCTAGCTCTTGCTCGTGTGTCTACTTTAGTTGTAGACGATGTAACTGTAAAGGGTCCAAGAGAAGAACTTGCTGCTGTATCATTTGAATAATTACGTAAGTTTAATGTTACTTTTGTATCTCCAGTTTGTGATACAAAGTCTGGTATAAATCTTCTTATCTTCATTAAAAATTCACCGTCTCCTCTAAAGGTTACACCTTCTCTTTGACTTTGAGTTATATCAAAATCTCCAGAAGTAATATTCGCAGCGATCGCTGTTGTAACTCCTGCTTTAATTTGATCCGTACCTGTTTCATGTTGATAGTATGTTGAAACACCATCTGTATTACCTTGTACATAAGTCGCTGACGTAGCTCCTTCAACACCATCTGCATCATATTCTAAGGCATGTGGGTTACCAAATACAGCAGAGTCTGCCCATGCTGTTCTAGCTAAAGAACCTACTGTCCATATTGGTCTTTGTGCAGATGAGTCTTGATAGTTATAACTAACCATTCTATTTACAACAGATGAACTAGATGTTGGATAGAACCACATAATCTCACCAAACAAATTATTTAATCCTGCGTTAATCATTTGGTTACCAGAATCTAAATTAATATCATCGTAAACATAATCTTCTACTAAGCATGTAAGTGATTCAAGTGCACCGGCATATTTAAAGAAACCGTTTTCAGATAACCAGTATGCTGCACCATCAACTTCAACAACTGCATTCTTACCTGCTAATCCACAGTTTGTTCCTGCTTGTACGAAAGCAAAGGTAAAAGGTTGACCAACAAAACGCATTAAGAATAGTGCTGTGTCTGTGTAAACATAAATTGCATCCCTACCTCTAATAGCTCCCATGATCCGTGATCCGTCGGCCAGTCTCTGTGTACCAGCGTCATTGGTTGCTGTAGGTGTGTACGTGTTAATATCCTCAACGGCAGAGAATCTAATAAACATATTATCTTGAGTAGACTTTGTACCAATCGTTGTTTCTGTACCATAAAACACTAAGTGTCTGTCCGGTGTAGATACCAACATGTGTCTTGATGCAGTTGGTGCACCAGATATAATCGTAGCTCTTGTAGAAGTTGCATCAGTTGCTGCAGAGTTCCATTCGAAACATTCACCATCGACAATTAAACAAATAGCTTTGTCACCAAAGTTATCGAGTGACCACATACCAGGATCAACAATTAAGTCACCTGATGCTGCTTCACCCCATGCTACAAAGTTAGATGAACTTGTAACAGTGTCTCCTCCAGAGTGCGCTGCTGCTGTTGTATTTCTAACTGCTCTTGTTACACCTGATAAACTGTTACCAGATATAGCTGTGTATGAAATTTCTTCTGTACCTATTTGTATAAAGTTTGTGCCTGAAGATGGAAACTGCGATGCATCTGTTAATGTTATACTTGTTGTAGAATCATTAATACCAGAAGCTAGTGTAGTTGATGTTGCTCCGACTTCTACACCACTCCAAGATCCTAGACCATAACCAAAACCTTGTGCCTGTACATCAGGACCTATGTGATAGTAATGTCTAACTCTAATACCACCTGATTCTGTTGCACCCGATCCAGACTCATTTGATGGCATGGTAATTGTAAGCGTATTCGATGAGGGTACTGTTGTTACCATAAATCTTATGTCATCAAAGTTTGCTGCTGCATAATCTGAATTTGTAATAGCTGTAAAATTATCTAATAAAATTACATCACCAGCTTCTATACCATGGTCAGATGAAAAATTTATTGTAACAATAGCTGATCCGTTGGTCGTGCTAAATGCATTCGTAAGTGTTGTTGTAGTTTTGATAGGATGAATGTCATAGAACACACCACCTGAATAAGCATATAAAACTCTG